AGTTACCCGAACAGCCTGAGCATCATGCACAAGGTCGCACCCCTGAAGCGATGTTAAATCTTGACGGGTAGGATCCGGCACCTGAGATAAACGCATCGCTTGCCGGCGAATGGAGCGCTCAACATGATTACGCACTGTTCGAGCATTGCCGAAATGCGGTTTTCCCTTCTCAATCCACAGCACGCTGGTTAATGCGTCCAGGTAATCTGGCGTAGCAGTAAACTCCTGATCGGCAAGCAACTGCTGGGCGATGAGAATCAAATCGGGCACGGCATAGTCAGGAAAATGCACACGATTGGGGAAACGGGACCGAAGCCCGGGATTGCTGTCCAAAAAGGACTCCATGTCTTCGGGGTAACCTGCGGCAATCACCATGATCTCGTTGCGCATGTCCTCCATAAGCTGAACAATGGTAGCAATCACTTTATCATCTGTCCGATGACTACTTTCCCCGTCAACAAACGCATACGCTTCGTCAATGAAGATCACGCCGCCTTTTGCCTGCTTAAATTTATCTTGAATTGTCCGTTCCGCTTGGCCTACGTGAGGGTGTATTACATCAGCGTGATGAATTTCCACAAAGGGTAACTCATCGTTCGGATTGCGAGATCTTCTATTTAGCAGCCCTATTTGGGCGAAAGCTTCACCGATTAGGCGAGCTGCTGTCGTTTTCCCCGTACCCGGGTTTCCCGTGAAAATCATGTGATTCGTTTGAGCCTGGCATTTCAGGCCTTGTTTTTTACGCATAGCCGATATACGTGAAAATTGTATAATCTGCTTTACTTGGTCTTTTACATCAGACATGCCCGGCATTTCGCCCAATCGCTTAAGTGCTTCCCCCACCCTAATCAATCCTTCTGATAAAATTTAGTAACAAACCCGTCAGCCTTCAGCGGCAGTCCCGGCGCCCATGGGATCGGCTGCGCCATGATCTCCAGTACCCGGTCAAGGTCCTCCGTCCTTCCGACCTCGATGCCTACCTCGTCATGAACGTGCAGCACCGTTTCGAATCCGGTCTGTTCGAGACGGATCAGCGACACGGCCAAGCAGTCCCGTGCGATCGCCTGGACAACGTTCTCCGTCAGCTTCCCGCCGTACGTGGACAGCACCGTCCATTTCTTTGTTTGCTGGTCCATGCCCCAATAGTGAAGCGCCTGCTTGCCGAAATCGTTCTCCTTGAGGAATGGCTTCGCATAGTACAGCTTCCGGCCGCTTGGGAGCTGGATTGTGAAGAAGTCCTGCCCCGTTCCGTAATGGCTTTCCCGGGCGAAGATCAGCCCCTTTACCCCCACCGCCTGACCGGTCTCCATAACCTCCAGTGCGGCTGCTTCTAGGCTGAACCACAGGTCAACAATTCGCCGGTTAGCGTTGCGCCACCGAAGCACGATCTCGGGAAGCTCATCTTCCGTTAGCCCTTGATCTAGTGCCCCCATCGCGATCAACGCGCCCTTCCCGCCTTGGTACCCGAGAGCCAGCTCGGCCACTTTCCCCTTTTGACGCAGATCGCTGCCCTTGCCGATCTCCTCGATCGGAACGCCGAACATCTGCGAAGCCGACGCTTCATAGATCTTGCCGTGCGTCGCGAATACATCCAGTCTCCACTGCTCTCCGGCCAGCCAGGCGATGACGCGGGCCTCGATCGCCGAATAATCCGCGACCCCTAGATCTTTACCGTCAGGAGCGATAAACGCCGTCCGGATCAGCTGCGACAGTGTATCCGGCACATTGCCGTACATGAATTTGAGCATAGGCACGTTCTGAGAGGAAACGAGCTGCCGTGCAAACTCCAATGTAGAAAGATAATTGCGTGGTAGATTCTGAATCTGCACAAGCCGCCCAGCCCAGCGCCCCGTCCGGTTCGCACCGTAGAACTGGAGCAACCCACGTACCCGGCCATCACTGCAAGCAGCCGCGCGCATCGCCGCGTACTTCTTGGTGCTTGTTTTGGAAAGTTCCTGCCGGATCTCCAGGACGCGCTTTGCATCGCCGTCGTCAAGCTTGCCGATTAACTTGCTTACGGTCCCTTTTTGCAGGTTCTCGACCTCTTCTCCGGTCTCTTCCTCCAGCCATTTCGAAAGCTGCTGTACGCTCTTCGGGTTATCGAGCCCGGTCAGCTTAATCGCTTCTTGCCGCAGTTCCGCGGTTACCGTCTCGTCTACTGCCAGCGCCCCCTCGACCATATCCAGATCGCAGGCCAGCCCGCGGGCATTGATTCGTTGGTCGAGCTCCCATAGCTTTTGTTCCTGTTCCGGAACCGGGAAAACAGAGAGGCGGCGAAGCATTTCCATTTCGGCAACGACGTCGCCGACACAGTAGTCCTTAAAGAGCTTCCACTTGTCCGGCTCGTGATGCGGCAGCGTCCGGGTCCGGCCGCCGTTCGTCTTGGTTGGCTTGCACGGCACACAGAAAGTCCGGATCAGCGCCCCGCCCGTTCCAAGCTTGCGTTTATCCTGCTGGATGCCCATCGCTTCGCCAGTCGGGCCCAGCCCCGAAGTATAGCCACAGTATAGGCCGTGCATCATCGTGCAGCGCCATTGCTCGATTGGCGAATGCATTACACTGTTGATGCAGTACCACTCGAAAGCGGCATTGTATGCGTGCTTGACGACATGGGGGTCATATAAAGCGTGTATAACCTCCATTGGCAATGACTCTTTCTGTGCCAGGTCGACGATCTGCACAGGGCCGAAGTCCCACGAATAAGCGAAGAGCAGGATCTCGAAATCAGGTGACTGTGCATATTTGTAAGCGCCGGCTTTCTTAATGTCAACGCTGGAGAAAGTCTCAATGTCTATAGATAAATGCCGCATATATTCTCCTTTCGGGGAAAGAAAAGGGGCCCCGTGAAGAAGCCCCTATTTCCTTAAATCCCCCAAACGCCCCCGCCTTGCAGCGGCTTGCCTGTGATCGGATCAATCTGCGGTTGGGGTGGTTGCCCATAGCCCGGCTGCGCAGGCGGTTGGCCGTAGGCAGGTGGCTGTTGACCGTAGCCTTGTTGCCCCGGTTGGTTGTAAGTCTGACCGTAACCGGGCTGCTGACCATAACCGGGTTGAACCGGGGGCTGCTGGCCGTAGCCAGGCTGCGCGGGTGGCTGTCCATATGCTGGCGGTTGACTGTAACCGGGCTGTTGATTGTATTGCTGGGGCGGTATTTGGTCGAAGCCCTGCGGCGCTTCCCCAAAATCTGCAGCTGCGGTACGACCTCCCCCGCTAAGAGGAACACCGTCTTCGAGCTTTTGAACGTTGCCCAGTCCGCAACCGATCCCTTTCTTCCCCTCGGCATTGTAAGGGAAAAACCGAATCGATACCCGAGCATACACGCCGGAATAAATCTCGGACTGATTCATAATCGGGTTAAGGTTCGCATCGACAATGTCCGGCTTCCGATCCGCCTTACTGGACGCGGTAAGCACCCAATGCCCTTTGCACTCAGGACCGAACGGCATGCCATCGCTAGGCTTTACACCGTCGCCGTCATGAATTGGCATGTGGATCAGCGGGGGACGTACACCATTCCAAACTTTCCCCGTTCCATCCTGCACTGCTGCGTTAATCGCGGCATCCAGCCGCTGCTTGGTCGCAAAATCGGTCTTAGGGATCAGCAGGGTCGCGCTAAATTTAGGTTCCTTCCCCTGCTGCTTGGCATAAGGCGTGAAGAGGTGAACAAAGCTAAGTCTTACCTTTCCTGTTACTACCCGTTGCGCGTCTTGGTTTGTTGTCATTGGTCGTTTCCTCCATTATCGTTAAAGTCGTCTGCAGCGCTTAATCGTGTAATCGCTTCTCGTTTATCTTCAATTGGTGCCAGAGTCGGGGCTCCAGCCTTTTTCAACACATGACCTGGGGTTTCTAGCAGCTCCTTGTACTGCTTCTTACCAAGTGCTTCTTCAAGCTGCGGCGGCGTCAGCGGCTCACGATTGTACAAAAGCGCTTCGTCAATGCCTTTCGCTCTCAGATGTGCGAATGCCGCATCGAGATTGGTATAGTCTCGGCTGCCGCGCCCTTCTACTGCCTTCCAGCCAGGTACACGCTCCCCGGTGAGGATCCGCGAAAGCGCGATATTTTTGAGCCCTTTATACCAGGACACAATCCCTTCAGCTCTGTGCAGCGCGTCGCCGACCTCCTCCCACGAAATCAGGGGTGGCTTAAGCGGCGCTTTGCCCCCTACCGACATAAACTGTTCAACCCTAGCTCGGCACGTGTCCCGAGCCCGGCAAAATCCACAATGCTCCCCGACAACGTACTCGCCCTCGCCGGCATATGCGGCCGCGGCGACCGGCTTGATGGATTCGCCCCATGCAATGAGCTCTGCTGCAGGAAGCGACCATTCCGACGGACGTTCCCATACTTTCGGTTGGAAGATTGCTAGGTGAACCGTTTCAATTTCGTACAGCAGCGAATAGGCACGCAACGCCCCAAGCGCATACAGCTTCATTTGCGGATTATCCTCGGCTTCCACCGGCACGCCCTTACCGTTTTTGTAGTCGATGATGTGCAACTCTTTGCTGCCGATCACGATGCAGTCCCCCGTACCGAAGCCCTCGGGAACGATATGGCTGTAATCCAGCCGGCGCTCGATGGCGATATAGGGCGGCGAACTAAAGCCGTGGACTACCCCCTGCACATATTCCAGATAGGAGGTCGTGTTCGTATCCATATCCGGCTCGTACAAAGGGTTTGCCTTGAACTTTTTCATGGCTGCTGCAAACTTCTGCGGCCCGATCGGCTCCACGAAATACTTTCGCAGCTTCAGCTCCGCAATCTCGTGGGCCAGCGTGCCCTTCTTAGCCGCCTCGCTCTCCGTATCCGGAAGCGTTGCTTCAAGCCGTGCGCTCGGCGGGCAAGCCAGCCAGCGGTGCGCCCCGCTGGCCGACAGAAGCGCATGGGCGCGCTCCGCGTGTGCTACCTGCTGCGTCATATCTTGGCCCCCAGGCTGCGCAAGAACATGGCGAATTCTCCGTAATGCGCTTTGTCCAGGGACGAAAGAGCTGCAGCCCCGCGCTGGTTGATCCACGCCAGCAGCTCCGGGCTCCGGCCTGCATCGATCAGTGGCCCAGCCGCAACGCCAAGCTGTTCCATTGTGTAAGTAGGGGCGTCAGTCGGCACTCCGGCAGGCGGCTGCTGGACGGGCTGTTGCGGTTGCGCCGGCTGTGGAGGAGCTACAGGCACAGCTGGCGTATAAGCTGGCGGCTGTTGACTGTATGCCGGCTGTTGGCTGTATGCCGGCTGTTGCGGCTGCTGGGCATACGCGGGCTGTGCCGAAGGCTCTGTATAAACGGGCTGCGCTGGCTGCTGCATCGGAAGCGCAGGCGCTGCCGGCTCAGCTACTACAGGCTGCGGGAACTTAGCCCCCAAAGCATTTGCTAAATTGTTGATTGCGCCAACCAGCTCCGGCGCCTGAATGTTGATCGATATTTGCATGAATGATAGCCTCCTCATTAATTTCGCGGATACAATAGTTACAAGCCATAATGCCGTTCCATTCTTGCAAAAACGTCGGGTGCGCCTCTTGGCCGCAAACGTCGCATTCGGGAAGAAGTAGATAAATAGCGACCTTGCTCATGGCACAGCGGGAAACAATCGATCTATATGTTTGGCCATCACTTCAACACACGGTTTGCAGATGATTCTTCCGTTGAAATTGCTCATGTCGCCGCGAATTTCCCCGCACACAACGCAACCGGGGGCGTACTTCTTCAGGACGATCTGCTCCCCTTGAACGAAAACTTCCACCGGATCGCCTTCTTTAATTCCAAGCGTCCTCCGCAATTCTTTCGGAAGAACAATCCGACCAAGCTCGTCAATTCGTCTCACAATGCCTGTTGCTTTCATATTGATAGGATTCCTCCTTGATTAGTTGTCTTCCGCGCTTACTTTCTTGGCGCCGATCCCCTCGGCCAGATGCTGCAACGTGCAATACACGTCACAGCCGAACTTCCAAACCTTCTCACCGGGGTAAATCGGCTGCTGACAGCTGTTGAGCGCACACTCGTCGATTTGCTCATACGTCTCACCATTTTTCGGAAACATACGTTCCTCCTTGCTCCATTGAAGCGTTGTGCGTTACAATGAAGCTAACAATTTTATTCTTTTCTGAATTAGCTGCCCTGGCCGGCGGCTTTTTCGTTTTCCCCATAAAATACTTCGTAGTCCTCGACTGCATCCCCGATCGAAATCACCCGGGCTTCGTCCTGGCGATCGCCGTCACAAGCATCGGCAATCCATTTAACCGTTTGCTGAGCCTCGCGCATCTGCTGTATCACCTCCTTAACCATACTTTTCTTCAATCTCTGACCAATTCGTTGCGGCAGCTCGCAGAGTCACTTTTGCTGATTCCTCTCGCTCTTTCGCCGCTTCAAAGGCTTCCAAGTCGCAATATTGGAGCACTTTCTCCCGAATCAGATCTTCGATGACTTCAGGTTTCAAAGCGTCCAGTTCCCAGCACTCATGGCCAAATTCTTCGATATATTTGGTTGCACGGCTGTCGGTAAGTTTCGTCGGATTCGGCGGCGGGCTGTACTGCTCGATCTGATTGAAATTTAAGGCGATTCGTTCAAACTCCACGCTTACCCCGAACAATTCAAGTCGGTCTACGATATCCCGGCTCATGTCTTTGCCACTTGGATCATGGTCGCCAAGGTGGATAATGTGAATTTCCTTCTGCCCGGCTACATCTTCGAGCCGTTGCGCCGCACTCCACATTTCGGATTGGCTGACGTAGCCACGGCAGCTAAAGTACGGTACATCGAGTTTCTCGCATATCTGACCGACTATGCCAACGAGAGCATCCTTCTCGACCCATACCTCGACGTAGTTGTCCTGGTCCTCCCATTTGTCGATCGCATAGCTGTAGGCAGCCGAGTGGATAATGCTTCCCGGTGAAGACCAATGGCTGTTTTTCCGAAGATTTCGCGTCCGGTCTTCTATGGCGTCCCAGTCAATAAGCCCGGACATCCGGCCGTCTGAAATTAGATTTCCGAGGTTCTTATAAGACCGCTCATTGTTTGGAATCACGTCCCGAGCCACAAGCTGATAATATACCTGCCGGAGCGTGAGGCTGTACCCTTTCGCCTGGTATTCGGCGATTATCCCGTTGACGCGTTCGATTAACCGTAAGCTTTCTGGTCGAAAGTTAATTTCCCGGTAGCAGATTTTCATGGTCTTTGTTCCCTCCCCCTCTCAATACAGCTTCATAACCTTGTCGTACTCAGGCATCAGCTGCTCGAACCATGCCCAGTCCCTCGTTTGCCTGGCCAAGTGGAGTTTGTTCAAAACTGCCGCGTATCGCCACTCCCGGTACACAATAAACTTGTGCGACTCGCGCAGCTCGTGAGCCTCCGTTGGGGTTAGCTCCCGTTCAAACATGACGCCTACGATCTCCAGCAGCCGCTTGTCGACGGTGCTCATTTGGCAGCACCCGCATAGTTTTCTGCTTCTCGATCCTTAATCCATTTGTCCAAGCTGCTGGAACTGAATAGGTAACGCGGGTTTCTGCTTCCGTCAGATCCAACCGTCCGATAAGGAACTTTCTTAGTACGACAAAGATTCCGGAGTGTGTAATCACTCATTCCCAGGTAGTCACAAGCTTCTTGAAATGTCAGCGTTACATCGGACTGGACGTTCAAACTTTCACGAATCCGACGTTCTGCTGCGGCGACTTCCTCGACAATGATGGCTCGAATGGCGGCTTCGATTGAAACGTTCATGACGCTACACCGTCCATATCAACTTTGTTTTGAATCGCCATTTCTTTCACGATTGCAAAATAAATCTCTGTGAGTCTGCTGTCATCGAAAATAACGTCGATCTTACTTACCTTGTCGATCTTGGATTTCGCAACACCTTCCAGCGCCATCTTCTTGCGCTTGTTGGTCTGCCGGATCGAAAGATTGCAGTCGGCTCTGCTCTCTAAACGTTGGTAGCTATCTGAGCGAACATCTTGGTACGAACTCCCGCCGCCAAGCTGCTGAGCGATCTTGTTCAAAAGTGCTGTAACCTTTTTCCGGCCGTCGATCGTATTTAGGCTCATGATCTCTACCGCGTCGTCGAATTTCTTTTCGACCGCCGAAAGCCGTTTTGCTTGTTCGGCCTGTTCACGTTCGATATTGACCAGGTGAGCGATCGAAGCCTGCAAGATTTCGAGCTGTGTTTGCGGCGACTTGGATTGCTCCCTTTCCATTTCCTCAAAACGAGTAACATATGCTGCGGTGAACAAAACGCCTTTTTCTCCGGTCATCTTATTTGCTACCATGTCGCAGCCTTTTCGGGTGAGCAGGTAGCATGGTTTAACCCGATTTAGGTTGTCTTGATAGGTGCTTTCAATGAAGAAATCAGATGAACGGAATTCTCCGTTTAACAAATACTGGATATACCCCTTAATCTTTTCAAGAAGATCGGAATGGCGAACATCGGTCATTTCAGCAACGTTTCGGCTATCTACGAGAAGTTGACCGCTTTGATTGACGATTTGCAAGTGGGCCAATGAATTCCCCTCCTATAGTTTTTTAAGGATCGCTAAATAAACGCTGTCAATTTCTATTGCGTTAATTTAGATAACGGTATATAATGGTTATTGTTGGTGGACGGGCTGGACAACACTCTCTGCCATCAATACCAAGTCCGGAAAAAGCTCTTCTGGCGGTGCGTCAAAGAACTTTGCTAGTTTGAAAAGCAGTTCAGCACTTGGGTTACTACGAGCCGCTTCAATCTGGCGGACCTGGCCTTCGCTTACACCAAGGGCAAGAGAGACATCCCTTTGAGAAACGTTAAATTTCTTTCTATAAAGCTGGAACCTCTCCCGCCGTGGATTGACCCGGGTTTGCTGATTTGATTGGGGCAACATTGACTGGTCCTCCTTTCCTTTTGTTTTGTTTAGATTACGTACTCAGTATATTCGTAATCTAAATAAACGTCAAGGGTTATTTTAGATTACTTTTTTCGGAGGTTATTTATGAACGTCGAAGAAAAGAAGGAAATGGGCCGGAGAATACGCGCAGCGCGGGAAGAAAAAGGGCTGACTCAAGACGAGCTCGCCAATAAACTCGGGGTGAAAAACAGGGCTAGCGTGGCTAATTATGAAGCCGGTAGAACAGTTCCTCCAGGAGATGTTATTCGTGAATTAGCTAATATCTTGAATATCGATTCTGACTACATTCTCGCTAGGGACTATGCATCAAAAAGTCATATAGATATTAGTGACGCCATAAAAGAAGAACGGTTAAAACATGGATATTCTCAACAGCAATTAGCGCAGATAGTTGGTGTAAGCCAAAAACAGATATCTAATTATGAGGCTGGACTGGTAATGGTCCCCTTTGATGTAATTGATAAATTAATGGACGCTTTTGACATATCGTATCAGGCATTTTTGAACAGGTATAATATGTGGGACGGATACGTCCATCCGGAATTCGATGGTGATGTAGATAAACAAATCGCATTCGAGAAAGCACGGGATGAGGATGCTATGAGCGAATCTCCGCCTCAAACCATAGCGGCCCATTTTGACGGGGACGATCTGACCCCCGAAGAGTTGGAAGAGATTAGAGAATACGCAAAATATTTAAAATCCAAGCGAAAGGAATGAGCTATTATTGACGTTACCGCTCGATAATTTACTAGCAGAAGCTGAGCAAGAAGGCGTAGAAATTGTTGATAGACGCTTAAAAGGGCGTTACCGCGCCCTTTATATAGACAGTACTATTACGATTAATACGCGCTTCCGACGAACGCGGAAGAAGCTTACAGAGTTAATTGCGGAGGAGCTCGGTCACCATTACACTAGTAGCGGCAATATACTTGACCAGCGAGATATACGCAAACGAAAACAAGAGCTGGTTGCCAGAGCATGGGCATACCAACGCCTCATCCCCCTATCTGGACTAATAAACGCTTACTGCGATCGTATTTCTGGGCGCACCGATCTTGCAGATTACTTTGACGTTCCAGAAAAGTTTTTTCAAGAGGCCATAGATTACTATAAGAGCAAATATGGAGTGTATAAACTTTACGGGGAAAGATTCTTAATCCGCTTCGATCCTCTAGGAGTTGTAGAGATGCGACACTTCGAATAACTTTGCGCTTTCCAGCTGCAAGGCTGTTTATCATACATAAAAATAGAACATATGTTCCCAGTAGGAGGGTGACAACTTGGCAAAAGGTAGTATTGAAAAACGAGGCGAAAATTCTTGGAGGCTACGGGTTGATCTCGGCTACCACAGCGACGGCAGCCGAAACCGACCATCAAAGACGATTACGGTAGACGATCCGGCTTTGCTCCGGACGACGAAAAAATTGCGAGAATACCTTGAGGACCAACTACACGAATACAAGCGAGAAGTCGAGTCAGGCGAATACATAAAGCCGACCAAAATGACATTCAAGGAATTTTATGAAAATGAATGGAAACCAAAACATGCTAAAATTGAGTATAAAAACAGCACAACCTTGAAAACGCACTGTTCAAAAATCGACAATCATGTGCTTCCAAAAATCGGACACAAAGTTTTAGAAGAAATCACTACCATGGCTCTTGTCGAATTATTTGCGAACATGCACAAACCGGGGCACAGGGTTGATAAGCGCGGCGGGAAAGAGACTTTAAAAACCCGTACAATTCAGTACACTTACGATGTTACGATGAATATTTTTAAACGCGCTGTTGAATGGAATGTACTTAAAAATAATCCGTTAGACGGAGTTAAACGCCCCCAGATCAGCAAGGAGGATAAGAAGGCCCGTAAGGACCGCAAGAACTATTTCGATGAAGATGAAGCCGCCCAAGTGATCGAGGCGCTCCTTAAGACAACATCGAAGTGGAGGCTATATTTTCTTGGGGCAATTATAGGCGGATTCCGGCGCGGAGAATTAATCGCTTTGGATGAGGACGATTGCGATTTTGAAAATTACAGGTTACGGATCGATGAAAGTATATCGGGTACCGAGAATGGGAAAGCAGACATATCAGACACAAAAAATGAAGCATCGAATGATTATGTTGATATGCCCAAATGGTACATGGATGAGCTTCACATACACATAAAGAACCAACGGAAACAAAATCTCAAGATCAAGGCCGAGGGGGTGTGGAAAGGCGGGGATCGAAATTTTGTCTTCCATTCGGGGTACGGGAAACCATACTACCACACTTCGCCGACGCAAATGTGGAAGGAATGGTGCGAGAAAAACGAATTCAGATATGTAACGCTTCATGGTCTGCGTCATACGAATGCAACATTCTTATTGGGTCAAGGAGTGTCCATCAAGGAGATTCAGCATCGACTCCGTCACTCAACAGCTCAAGTTACTTCGGATACCTATGCGCACGTTACTAAGAAGCTGAGTCGAAAGACGACCTCCCACCTCGATATGTTCGATCCGAAATCTCGTCCCCAATCCGTCCCCAATGAGAAGAACAGCACTCAATCGTCGTAAATTTGCCGAAGTAAAACTGTTTGTAAAAATAACAAAAACCCTTGCGTATCAAGGGCTTTCGCTGTTCTTCTTATACTGCCGAGGACGAGACTCGAACTCGTACGGGGTTGCCCCCGCAGGATTTTAAGTCACATTCAACGCACTATGCATATACTTGCAAATCCTCAAAACACTTGATAGATAAGGGTTTTGAGGATTTTTTTCTTTGTACTTGCGAATCAATTCTTGGGGACAGGAATAACGAACGTCCCCAATTCGTCCCCGTACGATTATGCGTTGAAATGCTGGTACGGTTAGATTAATATTGTAGGTCGACCTGAAACTTCATCGACTTATACTTCTCTACCCCATCATCTGAAGTCATAAACTGTAGTGTCTTGGACTCTCCAGATTTGAGGTTCTGAACGCTTCCCATAGCCGTTCCGATCCTCTTATCGTCTGCACCGTAGAAAGTAATTGTGAATGTCGCACCTTTTACATCCTTAGAGGATTTTACTTCTGCAGCAATTTCTGGACCAATAATCCCACTTTTTACGGTTACATCAGTAAAGGTAAAATCCCCCACCTTATAAGATCCTTCTGGAACCTTTTCAGCAGGCTGCCCCTCACCAAGCACTACCGTCTGCGTTTCAGCGTTCCAGCCGACCTTCAGGCCAACAGCTTCACCAACGGCACGAACCGGAAGATATGTACTGCCGTTATATGTAATCGGGTGCAGCACATTCCCGTCTTCGTCCTTTGGAGTCCACGCGTTCCCTTTCAATTCAATGGATACGCCTTTGTTCAAATACGCCTTAATTTCCTCTAGGGCTGTGTCCGCGACAGCTCCAATCGACATAGAGACAGCAGCAACAGCGGTAATAAGACCAACTTTCAAGGACTTCTTCAAAATTTGTCATCTCCTTTGGGAAATTGTTCCTACTCCATTCTAGCATCTATTTACGTTTCAGCAATCCCAAAGTTCCATAAACGAAAAAATCCCCGCCGGCCGAAGCCAGCGGGGATTCACCTATCACTTCATTTTACGCAATACCACCCCGAGCTCTGCCCAGGTCGGCGTGGTGTCCGGGTCGCGGACGACATCGGTCAGTCCTTGAGCATTCAGCCATTCGACAGACTCCTGCTTCCAGTCCTTCGGCTGCTCGACCGGCTGCAAGAATATCAGTAGCGCATGATGTACGGCGCGCTCATTTGTCCCGACATTTTGATCTTGGTTAAGCCCGCCGGACTGATCCGCGATCACGGAGCTGCCCCCGCCGTCGCCATTGATCGCCCATACCGCTCCTTTGTCGAGCATGTAAAGCGCCATCTCCTCAAGGGTCAGCCCCTGATCGGATCGAGTACGGCCATCGGAGACCGCAAGCAGCAGGTTCCCTTCGGCGTCGATCCCGGCAAACGTCCGCTGACAGCGCACCAGGTTTCCGTTTGCGTCCCGGCCGATATCCGTCGCTGTTCCCTCTACCTCCCGGTAGTAGTCCCAGGCTGCCCGGCCGTTGCTGACGAGCAGCGGCGATCCCGAGAAAGCACAGTCGCTATCATCGACGGCCGATCCCGGCAGGCGGATTTCCGCGCAGCCATCTTTAAACGTGAGAAAATGCCATTTGTGCGTCTTGCCCCACGCACCGTTGATGTAGCCGGTGCCGTCCCATACCGTCCCGACCGGCAGCTTGGCCGCAGGATCGAAGTACGGGAAATTGAATCCGAAATCAGCGTCATGCTCCTTGACCAACTCGGACACCTTTGCATCTGGTCGGGCGACTAACTTAAATTTGGCTTTGCCGCGTTCAATCTTAAGCAGCCGGACATCGGTTCCGGGCTTATTATAGTCAAACGTGAGGTATTCGAGTTTGCCATCACGGGCAATGATCCGCTCTTTGATGACGGTTGGTCTATTCACAGGTACATACACCTCTTTGGATTTGATCGCCTTTTCTACCGCCTGCCGGAAGTCCTCCCACGCTCCCGGATCGTCTACGTAAGGGGCCGGACAGCGCTTCCCGGTTACATCATAATGCCGGATCACATCCCGCAGGGGGTTCAGCTCGTACCGCCTGCATAGCTCCGCAACGATCGCCACGGTGCGCCGAACCGTCTCCAGGTGGAACGATCCGTCTTTTTCGATGCACATTTCTACGCCGATACTGTATGGATTTGCTTGACTGGCATGATACGCAAGCTCGGCCAGCGGAATAATGAGCACGGCGTCGCCCGGATCGACGAAATAATGAGCCGATGCGTAGCGTTCCTTGGATGCGGGGAGCGTCTTGCCGAAATAGCGAACATGATTCGCCGCCGACGCTCCAGGGTTGCCGGTATAATGTATGACGATATTACGAACAAGCCGGAGAGGAGTCCCCGGCCTTGTGATTGGATTGATTGGAATCAGTTCTTCGCGCCAAAGGGCTGTCATGTCTGATCACCCTTTCCCCGCAACACTTCGACCGCCTTTTTGATCACGGGAGGGATCGGCACCCCAAGTCGCCCCGTATTCTCGATCAGGGATAAAAGTTCACCGGCGAGATAAAAGAAGATGGCCGCGTCCCGGATCAAATGGGCATCACCGATGGTAGTGTCGAGCAGATGCGCGACGGCAACGATTGCGAGTGTCCCGATTTTGCGAGTAACCCCGACCCATAATTCCCAACTTGTCGCCCTTCCTTCCTTACCGGCCAGAGTCAAACCGCTTGCAAAATCGATCACCATAAATACAACCAGAACGGTCATTAGCTGCGACCACCCTCCGAATAAGAATGACGCGGCAGCTCCCCCGCCCGCAATAATGCTCTTCACAATCGTGTCCATGCTTGTCCCCTCTCCGCCCGTTTGCGGGCAATAAAATAGCCCCGATCGGCTCGGGGCGTGGTACTGGTTATTCAGCAGCTTCCGTGACAGTTACTTTAAGCGTCTGCATCGTACCAATGATCGTAAAGGTAACTTCCCCCGGCTCCGTCGGTGTAAACCCCATCGAAGCTTTGCCGTCTACCGGCGTGAGCGCGTGAGCTGCTGTCCCGTCGAATACATTGATCACATCCGCGCGAATGGTATCGGTCACATAGTCCGCAGAAGTTTGATCGAACTTTTGCCATTCTACCTCGATATCAACCGGGCTACCGACAACCGCCGCAATCGGTCCGGAAGAGGTAAAGGTGACTTGTTTTTCACCGCCAATCGCTGATTGAGCAAATACTTCCATTTTATAAACGACGCCGCTGTCAATGTAAAAGAATTTGTTTACTGTGGACATAGAGAGTAGTCCTCCTTTAGTATGCTTGTCTGTAATCTAGAGCGTACGTTGTGTTGTATCCGCTTTTGCTGAAATGTACTTCGAGCAAAAAACGCTGGTTAAAGTAAATCGGTGCAGGCACGTGTACAGTGGTAGAAGCAGCTCCGTTGCTTAGATATGTGAAAATCAATCCAGGATGGTCCGTCACAAACTGAGCAGGCGTTGAGACAACTTTCCCGTCCATTGTAATGCGGTACGTTGCAGTGTAATGTGAGCTTGGATCTTCATTGTTAGCGCTACCTGATACAAAGTTCAAATATTCGATACGCCCTCTCATGTTTAGGTCGATCAGCGTAGTCCACGCATTTTGAGGGACCGCAGTACCCGATGAACCTAACCGACGCAACTCCGATAACGGACCTCCTCCTCCCACTGGTATCCACTCCCCTCCTATTAAAACTTCTAAGACTCCGTTGTTGATGCGGAGCATTCCTGTGTGCCATAAATTGTGACCGTTGTAGGTTTTGACAATATCATCAGATGCGCCCAAACGTAACGTGTCGTCGGATGCTATGTGTAAAATTATTCGCGATCCTCCGAGGGCATTGCCTCCCATAAGCCCAACATTGTTTGGTATTGTGATGTTTCCGTTAACGGACAATGGTCCACCTATCGTCTGTCCTCCTGCGGAGGTGATGACGTCTGCATCAACGCCACCGCTCCAATACTTAAGCGGTCCTGATCCACGTATCCTTGTTGTTACAGCAGGATCGCCAAGTGCGGTGACGTTATCACCTCCAACGTAGAGAAGTGCCAGACCGTCCCCTCCGGTGCCTTTACTCACAATACCGACGTTGTTAGGTAGACTGATGCCACCATTAGCATTTAGTCCGCCCGTCATCGTCCCGCCCGCTTTAGGTAACGCCGCCGCTATGCCTTGCTCAATATGATTGAGGTTTCCCGCATTAACAGGAGTACCGCCTTCATATACAGTTCCGGGAGTCGGAATAAGTGTAACCGTTCCATCGCCGTTCTCCTGCATTGTATACGTTCTCGGCTTTTCGACCGCTCGGTCTTTCCAAGTTGTTGGAGTGTATGCCATTAGTAAATATCGCCGTCCTCTCCACAAGCAAACGTGCCGCAGTACTTAAAGCTGTCTATCGACTTAAGAAGCAAATCATAGATGATTAACAGGTTATTCTCCAGCCGCCGTGCATCCTTCCAAGAAAACGCCTGACCAGATGCCCAGTTTGTCTTTGGATTCTCCCACCCTGTCGGCCTATAGAAGTTGTCTGCTAAGATATTGAGGTTTCCCTCGATCCGGTTCATACTGTCGAAAAACTCAAACCGACTCGTATTTCGGTTGGTTACCACGACCACGGTTACCGGCTGCCCGCCGCCGTATGCCGTCATCGTAGTGGCTACGTGGGCGGTGTTGCCTTCTACCCGGTCCAGGTCGCCGAAGTTGTAAAAATCATCGAACTTCCAGTCCGTTTTGGGTGTCTGCCAAGCCACGTTACACCGCCCCTTTCGACTTCGTTTTGCCGCTCAGATATCCAGCGTACTCGTATTCCTGTCCTACGATCCGGCTTGTCTTGTTGGCCCCGTATGTGTCCTCGATGGTTACGATATCCACGCACTCCAGCGCCGGATTCTGCCGCCAGTTGACCTCGTAGAGCGCCCGGTTGTTGGATTCATCCATAATCCAAGCAGCAACGTTCTGAGCGTGCTGGAGGCTGTTGATCAGTGTGTTTTCGACCTTAAGCGTAGCGCCGCCGTCTGACGGACCGGTGAGGACGTGTGTGCCGGTTACTGTCTCCCCGGAGTAATAAGCCACCTCGACACGGGTCACGAGCTTATCCAGCTTTATTTGCGGCTCCCGGTATACGTTGTCAAAGTCGATGGTATCGACCGGACTGCCGGACGGAAGACGTAGGAGGCTCAAGAAGTCCTCTCGGTCCACGAACATAGAGCATTGACCGGCAATCGCGATATTTTGCAGCAGCTGCCGGTAGGTCTGCTTTTTATAAACGCCTTGAGTCGTGATCGATGTTAAAGCCGGATCGAGACGATAATTAGTGATTCCTGCCGCGCTGATGATTGATAAGGCCAAGGCGTGCAACGTCGTGCCTGCCGGAGTCAGGTTTTCGACTTCCACGGACGGAATAAAGTCAATCCGGTTCCGGGCCGTGAATGTCGTTGTCAAGCTCCCCTCGTCGCTCTGCCAATCGGTGAGGAAGTAATACCCGGCCCCGACATACTCGAACACTCCCGGACTGATCTCGACGCCGAACTGAACAGTCGCCGCCTGCCGTTGCTGTAGGAATTTGTACGAACCGTCAGGATTAAGAATATTGAATTCACGGCTGCTGTTATCGACCGTGAACTTCAACTCGTTGGCCGGGACCGTGTCGCTGGTAGGGCTGATCTCTTCGATCAGGTTAAGTTTGATGAGCTGATCGTCGCCGTACTCCCGGACCACTCCGAACGATACTTCCGTCACTTTCGCCCTGCGGTTTGGCTTGCTCCACTTCTTCAACGTGACCACGATCCGCCGATATTCGAAAAGCTGCTCCCGATCGATCACATATCGACTTAACGTATTGCCGGTTACTGGTATGCTTTTAATAATTGCCCCAGCTCCGTCATATACGACGATGTCGAAGTCTACGGCGTATTCGTTGGCTGGCATATCAAAGGTGATTGTTATCCCTATGCTGCTGTGCGGAGCGGTGAATGTAAACTCCATCACCTGATGAGGGCTAAAGACGCCGCCCGCACCGCTCATTGCAGCCGAATACCAACCAACCTCAAAACCCGGCTCCGTTACCTTCGGAGGAAGCACAAAAGAGCCGTCAAGCTTCCAGTAATCCTCCTCGAAAGTCGCATATGCCGGCCGGTCCAGCCGCTGGTTCGTGAGCTGGTCCTTGCGACTGATCTCGGCTTCGCTGGTTACGGTCTCCGTTGCATCGTCAGATGCGGTCACATCGGATATATCAAAGGTGACGCGGGCCGCTGTGCGTCTCACAGGAGCGTACACAGCGGGTTGGAATTCTGGACTAACGTTTTCCATGACGTCACCTCTCGATGATGTTGAATTTGATGTCTTTGTAACGGAGCACGCCGTTTATGTAATCCATCACGGGCATGCTCCTGCCGCCTTTATAGAACATAGCCGTCCGTAAAGTGTTGGTTACCGGATCGGTATAGGTTACGTTGAAAAATTGCGGCTTTATTGCCGTTAATAATTGTTGCAATTGTTCTGCGGCGAGAAATGACCAGGCGAGCTCAAGTTTTGCTTTTGTCGCAATAATCTCCCCGATCATCGTCCCCCGTGCGTTCCGTTCCCACTTCCCGATATCCTCCTCACCGGGAACCATCGAGGAAGGGGTCGGCATCTCAACGCCGTTGATTTTTAAAAGTGACACTTGAATCCCCCTCCTCAGATTTGGACAATGGCCGCAGAACCGCGCCGTTGCTGCTCTCGTTGATAGTAAGGGTACGTAACCCTAGCAATTGTCGTCCCATCGACGTTAATGACGATGTCACCAGAACCATTGCCTGATTCTTGTTGCTGTGAACCGAATCCTGACATTTGCACGGCTGTCATGAAGGCATTTCCGACAGCGCTGGCTATCATCCCTTGTAGCTTCGATAACGGTGCGATGACCTCCGGGTCTGCGGAGGCATTACGGTTATCGCCGACGACAGCAAGCGTCGGGCCGAATGCGAGCCCACCTTTGGCGAGCTTCGGGATTTGCGGGATATTGATCGCGAACGATTTCCCTCCGAGGCCGGGAACCCATTCCGGAAAGTCGAATTTGATGCTGTTCAAACCTCTGATAAGAGTATTAATTCCGTCGATGATGAGATTGAGCGGAAACTGTACGATTCCCCACAGGCTGTCAAATACGCCTTTGAAAATATCCTTGACGCCTCCCCATGCTTTCTCCCAATCACCGGTAAATACGCCGGTAATGAAGTTCATCAATCCGATGAATGCCGTTTTAAGCCCCTCGATTAGTTTCCCGATCGAATTAAATGCGTTCGTAAAGACCGAAGACATAATACCGCCAACAAATGTGGTAAGCGGGCGCAGCACCTCTTTCCACAGAAACGTGAAGGTATCGATAAGATCACTTAAGACACCCTTGATCAAGTCCGCGAGGAACGTACCTAACGGCACTAAGACGTCATTCCATAAGAATGACAGTACTGCAGAGACAGCCTCAACCGTAGGACCAAACATTTCACTTAGCGCCTGTCCGAGAGGAACGAGTACATCCTTCCAGAACGACTCAGCGATTTCAGCAACTATCTGAAACGCTACGCCGAGCACATCTGATAGAACTGACCCCACAGGTACCAGCACGTTATCCCACAGCCAATTGAGAAATTCACCGAACGGAACTAGGACGTTCTTCCAAAGCCACTCAGCTGCTTTCGTTACGGCTTCCCACGCAAGCGGCATGACATCTTTCAGCCAGGCCCCGAGAGGCTTCAGTACGTTATCCCATAGCCAAGTGGCAGCAGCTCCGACAGCCTCCCACGCGGCGACCATGGCCGTACCGAGCCATTGCCCGAACGGAACCATTACATTGAGCCATAACCATGAGGCCGTTTCACCGATCGATTGAAGAATCGTATCTATGGTGTTGCGGAACCCCTCGTTGGTTCTGTAGAAGTAGACAAAGGCTGTTGTCAGCCCAGCTACTGCTGCTACGATCAACGTGATCGGAAGCGATATCGCTCCCAGTGCCGTTGCGATCACGGACCCTGCCCGTTGTACCGTGGCAACAATCGAACCCCATTTCGATGCTGCAAACACAACTGCGAGCGCGGTGCCAACTCCAGCGAGCGCTGCGATGATGATGTCAGAATGCTGTTGGATAAAAGCAGAAAGCTGACCGTATGCTTCCTTCACTTTAGTGGCCATCTCCTGGGCCTTCGCGGACACGCCTTCCATGGCGTCGGCGACTCCGGACAATACGCCAGTATCAGCAGCCGTATCACCCGGAATCGGTCCTGCTGCAGCTCCTCCAGTGACTTCCCCGGCTCCTCCTCCAGCGTCTGCAAGCGTATTAACCTCATCAAACCCGGCAACAGCGCCCTTTGCTTGCTTTCCCGCCTTCTCGAAGGCGTCCCCCAGCCCGCCAACCGATGCGGCCTGTGCGTCGGTCGCCTTGCTCTGCTGCGTCTGGCCGCCGCCAAACAGCGCCTGGGAGAATGCCGCGACGTAGCGCATAGCTGTGGCAAGTGCTGCGGCCATTCGGGTTAATGCTGGCAATACGAGGTTGTAGATCGGCAGGAACGCTTGACCGAGTGCAAGCTTCGCATCCTTGAGCTGGGCGATAAACATCGCTTGACTCGTGGCCGTGTTCTGCGCGAGCTCGTTCCCGTACTTCTTGGCCGCTTGCTCCAGGATGCCGTAGTACAAGATGGTTTGCTGGGTTTGGAAGCTGAGCTGCTGCCAACTCCGACCGTTGGCAAACTGCTGAAAGGCCTTGGTCGACTCCAACATGGCGACGTTGACGTTAATGCCCAAGTCCTCGATGGCGTCCGTCTCCCCAAGCAGACCTGACCTAATCCGCTCCATAACATCCTCGAGCTCACGCCCGGTGCCCGAGGCGACAACGGTCGACGCTTTAAGCAGATCCTGTGTGCGCCGAGTCGTCTCCTCCGTCGTCTTGGAGAATCCGCTGATCAAGTTGGCGTAGGTCGCGCCGTAGCGGACCGCCTCGGATCGGGCCAAGCCGAAAGCAGAGGCTTGTGTATTGGACCACTCAACGAACGTTTTGGCGTGTTCGCCCATCATTCGGTTGATCTGCTGCAGCGAGGATTCGTAAAGCATGGCGTCCTTTTTTGCACTCCGAAACACAGCGCCAATTCCGAGGGTCGCGATCGTTGCCGCCAGCCCTTTAAACACGGAAGACATCGAGCTAGTGATTTTTCCCACTTCGCGCGATGTCTCGCCCATTCGCTGTTTGACCTTATTCAGCTCTTTCCGTAGCCCCTCCGTCTTGGCCGTGATCAGGATCTGCAGCTCCTCGATGGTCATTGCCACGCTTCATCTCACCTCGCTTTCGCCGCTCTGCCGCGTATGCCTCGACGCGAGCTTTCATCAGTTGCCAGTTTTGCTGACGTGGTTTCGCTTCCTCTTCGGGGAAAATACCCGGGAACGCCTCGTGAATCGTCGGCTGCTTGGCATTGCTCCCGAATACACGCGCAACCATCACAGATGTAAGGTCCGCTTGCCGATAGGCGATGACAGCCCGTATGCGCGTTTCCGCGTCAAGCTTGTCGGCTTCGAACTTCATCCGTTTCTCGTAAGCGCGGATCGCGGCCATGATCTCGCCATACGTCATATCCCAATAGGCAACGGGATCGGCGCCGCATTCGCAGGCGATGGGGTACAGCTTTTCAAACAAATCCTTAAGCGAGGTTATAGGCTCCCCGTCTCCGCCGCCTTGCTCTTCGGAAAAAAACCGCTGACCTCAAAAACCTCCGTAATCACGGGGATCAAGTCGGTGTAATCCTTGCCGGAATCGACATATTCGTCGTATTGCTCCATCACCTTCTGCAGCGTCATGCCGTGGTGAAACTTCTGCATCGCCGCATGCAAGGTTAGCAAAACACTCGTCTGGGGTGGCATTTGTCCGGACTCGACAGCCATCAGCATATTAAGTGGATTTTGTCCACCAAGCCTCTTTTCAAGCTCCATTGTCGTCTGCGCCGTCAGCCGCAGTTTGTATTCGTTACCGCCCATTTCGAAAGACACGTATCGCATAAAGCTTCCTCCTTCAAATAAAAAAGCGCCCACAAAGGAGCGCTCTTATCGTTATGGTGCCGGATTGGTTGTCGTAATTTCCGATTGCAGGAACATCGTCGCCGTAAAGGTAAGGGCCGCGTTAACCGCGCCGCTGTCAATCTTTACGTTGACATAGGCGGAAAACTCATGCGCCGTGCCATCCGGATACTCGAGTTTGAAGTCCGCCGCAGTATTGCCGTCTTGCAGCCCTTTCAACACCCGGTAATTGGACGTCGTTGTAGCATTATCGTAGAGAAACTTAAATGCCAGATCGCCAAGATCCTTTACACCGGGGATGTATTTGCGTACACCGTCTTTCAGCGTCGTGACGTCCACTTGTTCCGGATCGCCGCCGAGCTCGGGCACTTCCATAAGCAGATCGATCTCCGTAAACGTCGATCCACCGCTGGCTTTATAGGAAAGCGTGGTATCTTTCGTCAAAATACCTGCCATATTCTGATCATCCTCCTTTATTGAGTAACGCGCCCGGTCCGCGTATCGACTACGCCCCGGTAACGCATGGTCTTACGTTTTAATCCGGACGGGTCCGGGATGTCGGCGGCCATCTGCCGGCGGAATCCGATGCCGTTCATGGCGTCGTCTACGGCCGCTGCAAGAGGTCCGGTTGATCGCTTATGCCAAACATCGATTTGGATTGCGATGTCCGAGAGAGGCCCGTTTGCGATCGTCAGCGGGTCGCCATTCGCAAGCTCGTAGAACGTAATTCGTGGCGTGTCTGCCGGTCCTTTAGGAAACACATCCGTCACCGTTACGCCGGGAATCGATTCCAGCAGGGCCGTGATCTCAGGCTTTACGTCATACATCACGAACCACCCAGCTTTCGAATATCCTCCCGGAGCTGACTTGCTACGATCTTCGGAACGATCTCCTTGTTCTGCTCAGCTGCAGGATACAGGTACGGTTGCGCCGGCATCCCTGCCCAGTCCTGCCGATAGCTCAGCTTCTCCGGGGACTTCGGCGGGGACGGCGACTCTTCGCCGCGCTGCCCGGTGCCGAACTCCACATAAGCCGCGTACTCGACGTTAGTCGCCACCTTGCCGACGAGCTCGCCGCCTTGCTCCTCGACTGTCGCCTCAATGCTATTCCGCAGCCGGCCGCCGTCGATGTTCGCCACGGGAGCTAACATTTTGGCGTCGCCCTGCACCTGCTTGGTTGCCTGGAGCATCCCAACCCTTAGCGATTTCCGGCTGTCTCCGCCTAATCGATCCAATTTGCGCATTAAGCTGCTGAGATTGATCATGGTCGGATCGCCTCCAAATCAATAACGGTATGGGCGCTCCAAGGCCGTATGGCGACGATCCGATAGTCCGGATCGGGCGTGTACAGGCAAGCACCGGCGCCCTCAGAAATAGCCGGCTTGCCCTCGACATACATCGCCTGCATATAGGCCAGCCGTTCACCATATATTTCCGCCATCAACCGACCGCCAGCAGGCTGCACGTGCCCGTAAACCGTCACCGGGTCGCCCCAGCCCTCGTAAGTCGTAGCGTCGGGCTCTTTGACCGTGATACGGGGCCGGAAGATGACGGGGCGCTTATCACGTTGTCGGAGCCGCATAGCGCACCACCTTCAGGAGCCGGTATTGGGAAATGCTGCTTTGAATCGAAGCCGGCAGTTCCTCGAAGGATCGGCTCGTACCGCCTTCGGAATGGGCGGTCTGGCCCTCGACCCCCTGCATGTTGTAGCGGATGACAGCAATCTGCCGCTGCGTCGACTCCAGAGCGGCCGGAAGCGTGCTCCGGTTCGTCCAGGTAAGCAGATCGGCAGAGACGTCATCGAGCAGCAACTGCAGCTCGCCATCCTGGCTCCCATCCTTGATTCCAAGCATGATTTTCAACTTTTCGAGCTGCGTCAACGTTATCACCCCATAGGAAAAGGGCGGTTAGTCTCCGCCCTCTGTTTTCTTGCCACGTGCCGGCTTCTTATCCTCTTCTTGCTCCTCGACCAGCTCGAAGCCCTGACGGATCAGGGCCTTGGCTTTGACTTCCGACTCGACCATTTTTACGACATTAAGCCGTTTCAATGTGATCACGAGCTCACCGCCACTTGCATATTCTCAACCTTGTTGTCTGGAATGATCACGTCATGATATTTCCGGTAGTCGATCTTCCAGGCGTTAGCCTTTTGGTTCGTCATCGGATCGAAGATGCGGACAACGTCCGTTTTCGAAATGCCGATCGGCGCCGAACGACTCGTGACGATCCAGTGGATGTCCTTCGCTCCGGCAGCCGGCACGAAGCCGCCAGCCTCTTGCCCGGTCGTGGTACCGTCGCGGAACACGTACGCCGTTTTCATACGATTGCTGGATACCGGGATCAGCGGGATCCCTTCAAGCGATTTGACGGTCAAGGTAAGGCCACCCTGGGAAAACTGAGCTGCATCAATCCGCTTTTGGATGGACGTGTTATTGGTCAGCACCTCATAAGCTTTCCAGCTCATCGGAATAACGAGCTGCGACATGTCCAGACCGAGATCCGTCAGCTTGAAGATGTGCGAGTACAACTTCTTGACGATGTCCGCTTCGGCCAGCGTGTACGTCTCGCTTTTGCCGCCTGCTGATGCTTTAGCCGAAATAAAGCTGTAACGGTAGGCGTCGATCTCCGGAATAACGTGAAGGCGCTGGAACTCGCTCATGACGTTTGCGGCGGATGCGCCAAAATTCGTTTCATCAACGTCCATTGCATCGAGCTGGAACGTCCGGCCGCGGTCTTGGGTCAGCGTGTGCGTCTGGTACTTGTAGGTAACAGACCCTTGGTTAAAACCATTGTCCCGATCGTAGTCCGCCAAGCCCTGGACAACGATGTCCGGGATTTTGATCTCATTCCCGCCGTTGTACTTCACCTGGCCAGCATTCGCTTCCATCCAGCCGGACGTCGCTTGTTGCGCGACTTGCTTGTCCAATTCGGTTTGGAACAGTTTTGCATATTCTAATGTGTTAATTGCCATGAACAATCATCTCCTTATCGCTGTGCGAAAATTTTAGAAATTTCTTCATGAGCAGCGTTACCTTTCCCGCCGCCACCCTTCGGCGTATCGCCTTTCAGCCGCTCATTGACCGCAGCCTCGACAGCATCTCGAAACGATTTCTCCACGGATTCAATCGACTTACTAGTGCTGTCGGCATCCGTGTACACGAGGATGTCGGCGAGCTGCTTCGGCAGCCCCTTCTCGGCCAGCGTCTCGAGTGCGGTCGCCCGGAGCTCCCGGCGGGTAATCTCGCCTTCACGTTCCGTGAGCTTCGTCTCCCGTTGCTGGCGCTCATAATCGTCCTTTTGCTGGGCGTTCATCTTGGCAAGCTTCTCGGCCTCCGTCTTGGCTTCCGTGAGCTTGGTTTCGAAGTCCTTTTCCCATTTGGTGCGCTCGCGTGCGATCGTCTTGTTCACGATCTTGTCGATATCCTCCTGGGTAAAGGTTTTGGACCCCTCACCTTGTCCCTGCCCGCCTTGACCGCTGTCTTTTCCTTCACCTTCCCCGCCGGAGCCGCCGGAGCCACCGGTCCCACCATCACCAGATCCACCGCTGCCACCTTCGCCAGCGCCGCCATCAGCAGCGAATAATTGCAAATTCAAAGGTAACCAGAATCTATGCTTTTCCATCGTCGTATCCTCCTGTTTTGCGCCCGTCGGCTATGCTCGCGTTTAGCAGTTTATAGCGTCATGCTCGCGTTTTGGACATAAGAAAACCCCGATCGGCTCGGGGCATCACTTTACAACGTCTTCATCCACGCTTCAATCTGTGGTACTAGAAATTCTTTATATCCTGCTTCGTTTGGATGACAGCCATCACCCGCGCCAGCAGTCTGCAACGAATACTGGTCCCTAATCTCATCCAGTTCGTAATTGAGTCCGCTACTATTGAACAAATCAAGGTACGGAATGCTCCACTTCTTGCAAATTTCACGAGCTTTTTCCCAATACGGATTGGACTTGGTATTTCCGACAACATCGAAGGTTCCCCTGATCTTGAACGTGATGATAAATCCGATCTTTTTGCCGCGCCATTTCAACTGTGCTTGCTTGAAAATACTCTCCAGTCCACCGCAAAAAGTCGTATCATTCAGCGTTGCGCTGTATGTTGTAGTCACTGTTCCGAGAGGGACACTAAGCCAGTAGTCATTTATGCCGCCTTGAAAGATAATATAGTCGGCTTTTTCATCCATGTTCACAATGTCTTGGCATATCCAATGACGTTTCGAACCACCACTTCCATACGTTTCAGCGGCAATAGTTCCGCCACTTACAGCATACCCGGCGGCACTCATGCCGTTTCTACGCGCAATTTCAGTACACCATCCGGTGTTACTTTTGGGATACAATGTTGCGGGGGGATTCGCCCACCCTGCTCCAGCAGTAATGCTGTCACCGTTGTAAAGCGCTCGCTTTCCTGCTAACGGATTGTCACTTGATAATACAGGGTTGTTCATACAAGTGTAATGAGCAGAAGCGGAAGATTCGGACGGGTATGTCGTTCCCTCAACAACAACATCCCTACTCAAACTATTCAATTGCCCACAGACACGCATGGTGGCGGCATTTGCAGGAGCTATGAAGGTGAACGGAGATGCTGTTCCTGACGCTGTTCCGATTTGTCCCGCATACTCTCCAGTTGATGTGAAGAACGATCCGAAAAAGCGATCAGCATGCCGAATCGTATATTGAGTTCCAGGAATTACTTTTATAGAGTGACTTGTGTAATACGACGCACCTGCTACAAGATTACCTGCCTGCATGTAGTATCCAATAGAATTTTCGGGATTGTACATATCAAACAGGTTAATACTCTTCCCAACAAAGTCTACGTCAGTCGTTGTGATTTGAACCGATTTATCGCGCTTGCCGGACACCTCAGACGTAACCGTGTTTAGGTCTTGACGCAACTCGGCATTGTCAATAACGACGAAGCTGGGGTTCATCCCCTGGAAGCTCATGCTGGCTCCTCCTACTCATACGTGGTTAAAATATAAGATGTTGATCCGCTGCACTGTACCGTTGTCCGGGGTGTACCGCCGAATTGAGCGGAAAACACCCGACCTGCTGGTACGGTTACATTAATGCCGTTTACGTTAAATACCCCCGCGTTGGTCTCATCTAGGTTATAGATTTCAAGCCTTGCGACGGGTTTCGAAAAGGTAATTGTGCCGGATACTGCATCAGCCTGTGTTTTTTGCTCCGCTAATGTGTTCCCTGCTGATCTTATTGGCAACGGATCAGCGTCACTCACAACCTTGTTATTTGCGTAAATGTTCACGTCGGTTCACCCCCTGAAAATAAAAAACCACCGATCCATGGAATCAGTGGTTAATCATTGCTTATTTTTATCGCTCTTTTCTTTTGTTTCGAGCTCCTCGTCCGGCAGATCGTCGAACGACTGATCCGGCCTCAGTCCGAGCATTTCCTTCAGATCTTTTACCGCGTCTTCGTTTGGCCCGTCTAATCTCGTTCTGATTTTATCCACTCGAGCATCCCTCCGTTCCAGTCTTTAAGGCAAGCTTTGACAACTTTATCGTATTCGGCGTCAGATCCTTGCTTAACGACTTTTTTGATTCGCCGAGCAAGAGATCTTGACATTTCTTGTTTATCAAAGCCTTCCAATTTGGTTATTACCTCTACGTTACCATTGTTCTTTACGATCGACAAGGTCTTAATGTTATCGCCCATAAAAAACATAAGGTCCGTCATCGAATAGCTCTTATTCTTAGGATGATTGTGCATGATAAACAAGTCAGTTCCCGAGTACAACGCGTCCAGCGATGCTTTTGATGTGAAATCAAGCTTATCGCTTTGTCCGATTTCGGCAGCACGTTTCGCTAGCTTACGGTCGAAAATAAAGGCGCATTCGTTGCCGCTGTTCTTATCTCGGGCATACCGCAGCAACGCTTTATGCTGTTCTTGGATGAGGGCACTTTGGTTGTCATCCAATCCATGCAATTTAGCGTAAGGCACACCGTTAATAGCTTCATCGGTAATGGCCGTTAGTTTGCCTTTGGACGGTTCTTGCAAGCGCTGGGTTTCTGTACGCCATTGCTCGTAGCTCATATTCGCCGGGACAAGCATGGTTTTGCCCGTCTCCGGGTCCCGTGCTCGCCGTTGGATACCCCGGACCGTTTCGTCACCGATAACCGCGACCGTCGTCGATCGGCAAAACGGATGCAACGGCGGCATGTTCTTGCCCGGGACTGCTTCGGACACCTGATAGACCTTCAGATCATGGGAGCGGCATTGCGGCGATGTGCGGTTATCCAGCGTCGCCACAAACCGATACCGGTCGATCTCCGCCTCTTCGTAGCTCTCCAACTCGGCCGCATTCGCCATGTACGTCGTTTCCGTCCGAATGAGCCGGTTCGCCGCGTGCTTGCCGACCTCGGTTCGCTCCAGCAGCTCCTCGACCATCTTGCGGACGCCTGTGCCGGACATAAAACCGCCGGTTAGCACTTCGTTAAGCAAGCGGGCCAGTGCATCGGTGTTGTCCCATATGCGGCTGCTGTAGTGTTCCCCGCTCCAAGGACGCTTGAGGATCGTCTCAATCACCCGAGCCGGCATGGCCGCAAACTCGAAGCCGACGCCGATCCCTTTCTGCAAATCGAACATCGTCCGGTAATAGGCTTCGTTTAGGATCCGCACGTAACCGGCTGTACTGGCCGTAATTTCGGCGTCGGCGATCATCTTCGACTGCAAGTACACTTGCTCTTTGAGCGCCTGCAGCCGGGTAATACGGGCCCGATACGCTGGGGCGTTCATCCTGTTAAGCATCCAGCGCCGAACACGTTCGCTTTTCACCCGTGGGTACATTCTTTTCGCGAAGCTCAGCAGCGGATTCGGGATTTGCTGGTTCAGAATCTTGCGAGCCTGCGCCGGGTCCATCTGGCCGTTCTTGCCGAACGTGTAAAAAATCTTATCGACCTCGGCCTGAATGTCCCGAATCGCCTTATCGTACGCCTGGTTGATCGTCTGAACGGTGGAGTCGGCGGCCCGATGGTACCCGGCCATGCGCTGCATGGAGCGCCGCTCCCAATATGCGTTACTCCGCTTTTTCATCGCCCGTCACGTCCTGATTGTCGCCCATCGGCATACCGAATGCTTTCTGCTGTCGCTCCATCTCGACGTCTTTCTCGACGTTCAGGCGCTCCACCTCATCGGCCGCGTCATCGACGAATGAGAGCTGCGTGATCAAAGTTTCGGTGCTGACGGAGCCGGAAAGCGTACTGATCATCTGCGCCGTCTCCAGGTCGTTCGCTGGTAGGTTCCGCGTCATCGTGATCGTCACGTCAGACACGTCAACGGCCTTCCCTTTCACCTTTAGGACGTTCGAGAACAGCTTCAGTCGCTCGCGGAGTCCTTGGATGAAATAACGTTCTTTGTTCTTCGCGAGCTGTTCAAGTCCAAGCAGCTTATACTTCATCGCCACGCCGGACGCGTTAGCGGCAAAGTTCACGTCCGTCAGGTTCGGGACCATCGCGAATTGGTGAATGTCCTCCCTGATCGCATTCCGTAGCACCTCGACATCGGCTTCGTTCAGATTCTTGATCAGCCATTCCGCATCAGCGTCAGGCATCCCTGGGAGTTCTAAAACCTTGTATTTCTTGAGCATCCGGAT